TTTCTCTTCGTAGCTAAATGGATCCTTTTCAGGTGTTGCATTCTTGGCTATTGTAGTAGCGATAAATACGTTAGAGGAACCAAACTGTTCCACTAGATCCATATAAACTTTATGATGACCTTTGTGCATAGGCTGAAATCTACCGCCATAAAAAACAGCAATATCCGTAGCCACATCTTCTGTCAGTTGTACATATCTCATTGGATTCTCCTATATATGTATTTATAGCTGAATTAAATGCGTACTGATTGACATCTTAGTTTATTGACATTATACTATAGAAAATAAGGAACTACAATGAGGAAACAAAATTATTTAAACAACAAAGACATGCTCAAAGAGATACACAAAAGTAAACTTACCTTTTGTAGTGTTATAGACGACGAGTATGCAAGATTCGATGTAATAGTAGAAACTATCGAAGATATTAATAATCCTGAATTTATACAGTTAGCTAAAGAAAATAGAGCGCATCAATTGAGTGTGCAAGCATACGAAGCTGCATTCCATGAATGGTATGATGGTGCTCGTAAAGCTAGTCAAAAACCCAAACAAATTAGTCACAAAGTAGACCCAGACACAATTGACGAAAAAAGTCTTGTGTTTAGATTAATGACATTTGATCATGTACCACTAGAGCCTGGCAGAAAAAGCAAGCCTAAAACTGTAGCAGATCATCACAGCAAATGTAACTTTCCTCCATTCAAGCACTATGCATATGTAAATGGCGAGCTTAGAGAATGTGTTAGAAGTCACTGGGAAGGTGGATTTGATAACGGAAAGTTCAATACACAGCATGGTAAGATCACAAACAATCTAGCAAAGATGTATATTAAACTATGTGAACGTTACAGTATGCGCAGTAACTGGCGTGGCTATACATATGTAGACGAAATGCGCAGTCATGCACTGCTGCAACTAAGTCAAATTGGACTACAGTTCAATGAACTTAAAAGTCAAAACCCATTTGCTTACTATACAGCCGCAGTTACCAACAGTTTTACAAGAGTGTTGAACTTGGAAAAACGTAATCAAAACATTAGAGATGACCTACTACAACAAAATGGACAAATGCCCAGTTGGACACGCCAAATCGAACACGAAATGGCAGAACGTGCTAAATGGGACGAACAAGCCGACAAAGAACGCAAAGAACACGGCTTCAACATATAGGTTGACATCCTCAATTATCGACAGTAGTATAAGAGAAGTTATAACTTCTTTGAACGGAGACCCATGACATTCTTTAATAGAGCCGCATGTTTTACAGACATACATTTTGGCAACAAAAACAACAGCAAACAACACAATCGAGACTGTGCTGACTTTGTAGATTGGTTCATTGAACAAAGCGAAGATTGCGAAACTTGCATCTTTCTCGGAGACTGGCACCATCACAGATCAAGTGTAAATGTTAGCACACTCAATCACAGTGTAGAGAATGTAGGCAAACTAAGTCGTGCATTCAAACAAGTGTATATGATTATGGGCAACCATGACCTATACTATCGTGAGAAACGTGACTTAAACAGTTTACCATATGCAGGATTGTTTGATAATGTTACGCTAGTTGAAGATATGTTAGTGCAAGATGATATTGCACTTGTACCTTGGTTAGTAGGAGATGAATGGAAAAATTTACAAAAGACCAAGTGTAGATATATGTTTGGTCATTTTGAACTTCCGTTCTTTAAAATGAATGCTATGGTAGAAATGCCAGATCATGGAAGTCTAAATGCAGAACATCTACAAGGTCCTGAGTATGTGTTTAGTGGACACTTTCACAAACGTCAAGCCAAAGGCAACGTACATTATTTGGGTAGCCCATTTGGTCACAACTATGCAGACACATGGGATGACGATAGAGGCATGATGAAGTTAGAATGGAATGGTGTGCCTGAGTATATTGATTACCCCGGACCGCGATATAGAACTGTGCCTCTGAGTAGACTAATAGACGAACCTGAAAAGATTCTCAATGAACACACATATTGTCGTGCTACATTGGATATCAATATCAGTTATGAAGAAGCAAGTTTTATTAAAGAAACTTTCAGCCAACAGTACAACGTTAGAGAGATAGCGTTGATCCCTAGCAAAAAGGAAGAGCATACACAGGATTGGAAAGTTGTAGACGACATTGAGGTTGAAAATGTAGACCAAATCGTGTACAATAGTTTAAACGCTGTAGACAGCGAAATGATAAACAAAATGATCCTTGTAGACATTTATAATTCCCTATGATTACACTTAACAATATTACCGTAAAGAATTTTATGAGTGTTGGTAATGTAACGCAATCTGTGCGTTTTACTGACAATGGCTTAACATTAGTGTTGGGCAATAACTTAGACTTAGGGGGAGATGGTAGTCGTAACGGCACAGGCAAGACCACTATCATTAATGCACTAAGTTATGCTGTATATGGAAACGCACTCACTAACATACGCAAAGATAATCTTGTAAACAAAACAAACAGCAAAAGTATGCTGGTTACACTGGATTTTGAGGTAGAAGGCACAAAATATCGCATTGAAAGAGGTCGTAAGCCCAATGTGCTTAAATACTATGTCAACGAACAGAACGTTGACGAAGACGAAGCACAAGGCGAGAATCGTCAAACTCAAGCACAAATAGAAAAACTGTTTGGTATGAGTCATGACATGTTCAAGCACATTGTTGCACTTAACACATACACAGAGCCTTTCCTCAGTATGAGGGCAAATGATCAAAGAGCGATCATCGAGCAATTACTAGGCATAACAATGCTTAGTGAAAAAGCAGAGGCACTAAAAGAACAGCAAAGGCTGACCAAAGATGCAATCAAGCAAGAAGAATATCGAATTAACGCAGTTGAAGAAGCAAATGCCAGAATTGAAAAAAGTATTGGTGATCTGGAACGACGGCAAAAAATATGGCGAGATAAACAAACGTCTGATGTCGAAAGTATCCAACAGCAAGTCAACACACTCGAAAAGATAGACATACAAACAGAGCTTAACAATCATGCGCTACTAACTGATTACCTCGATAAGAAAACACAAGTAAACACATTAGAAGCAGAAATTGCAAAGCTAGTAAACAGTATTACTAGAGAACAAAAGCGTTTAGAAAAAGCACAAAAAGATCTGTTAGCAACTGAACAACATCAATGTTATGCATGTGGGCAAAGTATCCACGATGTACAACACGAAGAGATTCTTGCGACAAAACAAGAAGCAGTAAAAGAATCTCAACAACATATTGACGATGATACAAATCTCAAAGCAGAATACGAAGATGCACTAGTACAACTAGGAGAACTTGGACAAATTCCAGTTACACACTATAACAAACTACAAGAAGCACTAGAGCACCAAAACACTGTTAATAATCTAAACACAGAAGCAAAACGTATTGCTAACGAAACTGATATGTATCAAGAACAAGTTGATGCACTAAAAGAAACTGGACTACAAGAAGTTGATTGGAATAATATGAATGATCTAACAGTAATGAAAGATCATCAGGACTTCTTGTACAAACTGTTAACAAACAAAGATAGTTTTATCCGCAAACGTATCATTGAACAAAACTTACAGTATCTAAACAGCAGACTTGCTTACTACTTGACTAAACTAGGATTACCACATGAGGTACAGTTCCAACCTGATCTTACAGTTGAAATCACAGAGCTAGGTAGAGAACTAGACTTTGATAACTTGAGCAGAGGTGAACGCAATAGACTTATACTTGGCCTTAGTTGGGCATTTAGAGATGTGTTTGAAAGCATGAACACACCTATAAATTTCCTTGCTATTGACGAACTTATTGACAGTGGCATGGATACAAATGGTGTGGATGCTGCACTGAGTGTACTTAAAAAAATCGAGCGTGAACGCAACAAAAATATCTTCCTAATCTCACACAGAGATGAACTAGTAGGTCGTGTAAACACAATACTACAAGTTATTAAAGAAGGTGGGTTTACTACATTTAGTACTGATACAGAGTTTGTAGATGCCGAGTAATCCTAAGATATATGAAAGCCCAGACGGAGGCAAAACTGTATATGAAAGAGACTTTGGTTCTTCGCAATCTAGTCGTAAAATTATATATCATCCACAAGAATTATTAACAAAGAAGATACTACCTATAGACATATTTTATAAACTTTTTGGAAAAAAACTATGAGAGATCACAACGAAGACCAATACACAATACACATTGATAGCTTTAATAACAAAGGTCAAAAAGCTGACGATGATTTTGAAACTTGGTTAGAAACAGAATCTCCTTTATTAGGAGATACAACATTATCTATTGTGGATAATGCTTCTATGTACAACACATATGCAACGACATCATCATATGCTAATAAGTCTATCAATACAAAATCACTCAAATACAGCATGCCAATAGATATACTTTACAAATGGTATCCAGTACAAATGAAAGAGATAGAAAACGATGACGAAGTTCCTTTTTGATGTAGACGGTACACTAACCGATCCAAGAAAGCAAATAGATCCAGAGTTTGAACAAGTAATGCTGGAGTTTGTAAAAAGTCATCAATGTGTAATTGTAACAGGCAGTGACAGACCAAAAACTGTAGAACAGATTGGTTTAGAGCTTACTAATGCTTTTGAAAGGGTATATCATTGTAGCGGCAATCATGTGTTTATTGGTAGTCAAGAACACCATAAAAACACATGGACACTCACTCAACAGCAACATGACTTTTTACAACAACAAGTAGACAGTATAGATTATCCAGAGAAAACTGGTAACCATATTGAACAAAGAACTGGTACTGCAAACTTTAGTATTGTAGGAAGAAATGCAGACTGGGATCAACGTGCTAGATATGCTGAATGGGAACAACACCATCACGGAAGACAGTTGGTGTCATTGGCGTTTAATGAAATGTTTGACGATGCTGTTGCACAAGTTGCAGGAGAAACTAGTATTGATATTTTCCCTCAAGGATGTGACAAAAGTCAAGTACTAAAACACTATACAGACACAAGAACAATCTTTTTTGGAGACAATTGTTACCCAGGCGGCAATGATTATAGTGCGGCACAAGCTAGTACACATTTTCATCAAATTGACCGAGGATATCAACAAACTTGGGAAATCTTAAAAAAGAGGTATATTTAGGTTGACATTAGCCAAGTTCGGCATATATACTAGTTGCTATATACTAACATGCAATGGACTTATCAAGGCAAACTTATTGAACAAATACCAGAGGAATACGTAGGTTTCGTATATCTCATTACCAACACCACGAATGGCAAAAAGTACATTGGCAAAAAACTGGCACAATTTAAAGTAACTAAAAAACCCCTCAAAGGCAAAAAGAACAAGAGACGATCAACTAAAGAAAGTGACTGGCGCACATATTGGGGCAGCAGTGACAAGTTGAACGCAGATATAGAAGATTTAGGCCCAGAGAACTTTACAAGAGAAATACTTTACTTCTGCACAGGCAGAGGCGAAATGAGTTACTTAGAAGCTCGTGAACAGTTCGATCGTAAAGTGCTAGAAACAGATGAATATTACAACGGCATCATAAACGTCCGTGTAGGCGGATCCAAGGCACTTGTAGAATCCCTTAATAGACACCAGTCATAATATAGCCTCTTAATCAAAAGCATTGAGATTGTGCATAGCAATATGTACCGTCGGATCTTGCTGAGGCAAAACAAACCAAAAGAGTGGGCTCTACTGTGCCATTGTAACCCACAGATATCCAGTAATGTTGACGTTATAGCATCTGGAGTTTCTGCGTCTTAAGCAGTGAGTAAAGGGGTAGCGCAAGACCGCCTCTGCCTATATTAGGTTTCACTATAACGGAGCGATCTGGAGCGGGGTAATGACCTTTAGCTTTTTTTTTTGCACTTGGCTGTAACAAGCTAAGTGCGACTGAAAACAGGGTAATAACTAATCATAATAAAAATTATATCTTAGTAAGAAATATCATACGAAATGAAATGAGTATGACGATGAGCTTTAGCTCTTCGAAGAAACATTAAAACGTTGTACGTTTATTCCCTTTCATAGCTTCTGCTTTCTTTTCGTTTCTATCAATGATAAGTTTCTGAATTTCATCTATCTTTTCTATTGGAAGATTATATAGTTCTGTTAGATTAAAACTTCCATCAGAATACAAAACTATAGAGTTTACTTGGTCTCTTAGACGTTTTTGTGTATTTTCATATCTTTTGATTATTTCAGTTACTTTGGTTTGATCTTTTACTGTTCTGAGGATATATTTTTGAAAAAAAAAGCGGGATTGAATTCCACTGTTCCATCAAAATCTTTAGCACAATCTTCGTGACTACAAGTAAAGTTAAAATTGTTATCCATACCATTATTGTTAAGTTGCTTTACTCTTGTTTCTATCGCAGTGATGACATGGCGTTTAGCATTGTTTATGTATTCAATGATGTGTTGCATATTATTAACTTGTGTTTCGTCTGGAAGTGTTATACTCACTATTGAATCTGCTATTAGTGCAATATTAGCTGAACTTACTATATTAAAACTTTCCTTATACTTTTCATCTTGTTCTGCTGTTTTTATGTCACCCGCTTCTACTATTGAATTTAATAAGGACACA